GACTATACTCTAATGGGTCTAATGCAAAGAATATAATTGATATCTTTGACTATATTGGATCTAATAAGACTATGATTAGTATCTCTTATGATGGTAAAGACTCTACTAGAGTATTTAAACTAAATAGAGATATAGATATTGCTAAACAACTAGAGATCTTAGCTGACTCTAGATATAGTGATAAGATTATTATCCGTTATGCATTGCATAAGAATATTCAAAATATGTTTGATACATTTAAGTTCATCCACGAACTTGGATTCAAGAATATTGAATACTATACAGTGAATAACTATGATAGATATAGAGATCAAGACTATATTGATACGTTTATTAGTCAATTAGAAAAGACTCTAGACTATTTTGATGGATCTGATTTTAAGATCTATAATATCAATAAATATAAAGAGCTTAAGAATCCTAGACGCTTATGTGAATATGGATCTTCTTTAGCTATAGATTTATATGGTAGACTTACCATGTGTCCATTATCCTTTGGTGGTGATGTTATTGATGAGACTACTATTGACTTATGTGATTACAAAGATCTACCTAATCTGTATAACAAATTCCAAGAGGAATTCATTATAGATAGATCTAAACTAGATTGTGTAACCTGCAATAATCAGCTATGTGAAGAATGTTGTTCATTTAGGTCTATTCCTAACAGTGAGAATAGACTTTATCAACAATGTAAACTTAGACATGCTGAATTAGCAGTTTATGATAAATTATATAAGGAGTCATCAAATGTTTGAAAGATTTGATGCATTAGTATATAAAGTCTCTGAGTATTGTAACTTAGATTGTGTTTATTGTTTCCAAAAGCATGATGTCAAAGAACGTACTAGGGGCTTTACTTACTTTGATGAATTAATTAAGTTACTTATAACTTTACCATTAGCTGATGACTTTGAAGTCAAAGTTACTGGTGGTGAGTCTAGTCTTCATTGTGATAAGATTAGACAAGACTATAAGAAGTTTAAGAAATTAGAGCGTTATAAAGAGACAACTATCAATATGACGACGATTTCTAATGGTAGCAATATAGGTGGTCTGATAGACCTTTGGAATGACCATATTTTAGATCCATGGGGTTGTAAGATATCCTGGGATGGTATATATAGTGCATCCAAATCGAGAAAGCCAAAGAATATTAAAGTTTTCAATGATGATTATTTCAATAAAGCTATTATTGATTTAGGAAGATCAGATTACCATGATAAAGTTCTAGTTCGTACTGCATGTACACCTGACACTATTGATAATCTATATGATGCATATAAATTTGCATTAGATAATGGTTGTTATAAGTGGGAGTATTATCCTTTATCAGACTGTGATTATTATAAAGATCCAGACTTCCTCAAGAAGTTTGAAGAGCAACTATATTATATCTTTGAAGAGAATGCTAGAGAAGAAAATGATGATAAACTAGTTGCAAATGTCGACACAATGTTGTATACTAAATATGCTGGTGTTAAAGATAAACTCCGTGCTATTAGTTGTCGACATCTAGGTCATTTCCTTCATGTTGGTATAGATGGATCATTATATCCATGCGGATACTTCTCTGATGATGCATTCTATGAAAACCAAACAGTTAAGATTGGTGATGTATTCACTGGATTATATCCAGATGTAATTGAATCATTCTCTAAAGAATATAGTCAAACTCCAATGTGTAGTATCTCTGAAGATGATGGATGTAAGTGTTATCATTGCTTTGAATGTCCAGCTGTAAGTAAGTTCTATAAGAATAACTTACAGAATAAAATGAGACAGCAATGCGCAATGAGATATATTGAGTCTAAAGTATTCAATGATGTATATAAAGACTACACTAATGATAAAGAACGAATAGTACGTAATTTCTCATACGCTGGCTTCTAAAACATGTAAATATGAGTTTGGGTTAAACTCTGTAGAATTTAATATGTAAAAGGAGAATTAGTATGAGTACTACTAGAACTTTTGTCAAGAGACAATCTATTAAAATGAAAGTTTTTAGAGTTATTAAAGCACTCTTTAAACCAATCTATATTTTGAAGGCTATAAGAATCCTTTTAACTATTCTTATACCTAAGAAAAAGAAATAAACTATTACCCCATAGGAGTTTTATCTCCTATGGGGTTATTTTAACATTTAGATAATCATAAAAGGAGGATTAAACTATGGCAAAACTTAGAGACACAGCCGTTAAAGATAACTTAAATATTGCTGGTAGTGTAGTTGCTAATGGTAAAGTATTATCCGTTGAAGGTCATACTCATACCCCTGCAAACATTACTGGTTTAGATACATATATTAATCAAAAAATCCAAGCTGCTGGTGGTACTGGTGGAAGCGGTACTCCTGTAGCGCCAAGTGGAGATATTAATGCTAAGACACTAGATGGTCATCCAGTTAGTGATTTTGTTTTGAAAACAGAAGCTTCTGGCAGTATAGTATATTCATATTCAAAAATTGTAAACTTTACATCCAATTCTATGATGATAACTATTCCTGAATCATTTGGTGACTATTTAATAAAAATAACAGATTTAAATTCAGAAAAGTATCTTAAAAATGATACATTTTTTGGTAAAGTTATTAAATTTACAAATTTTCCTGATATATATGGATATTCACAAAAAACTCCTATATGGGGAGCTAATAGTAATAAAATTGCAATATATGGTATTATTCCGAACAGTAATAAAATAAAGATAGAAGTCTATTCTAATAGACCAATAACTAAAGAAATTGATATAAGTAGTACTATTGTAGGTTCATTTAATTATTATTTCTTTATTGTAGATAAAAGCACATATAGCCATCTAGGTTATAAAATTCATGATGCAGATGTTAATCTAGTTACCCCACCAAAACTTATAAAGGTATCAAATAGTACCCCACATCAATATAATAATTTATGTATATATGGTGATACTAAGATCGTAGATTTAGACAATAATATAACTTTTAGAGTATATAATAGTTCTATTTACTCATACAATCCAAATAATATTCCATTAGTTGCTGAAAGAGCGTATGGTCTTGGTGGTAAGATGATATATTATGTTAGGGGACTATCAAATAATATTGTAGTTGTCCATCAAAACGGATTTGTTTATTATACTGATCATACTGCATCACAAAATGCTAGTATAACTAAGGATAGCGGCGATAATGCTACATCTGAATTTAGTATCGTTAATGTAAAGAAGATATTAGGATCATCTTCATCTGGAGATGTAAATATATCTGCCACTATTAATGGTGTGCAATTTGATGGTAAGACTAATATAACTACACCGGCAAGTAAACTAATTACCCCAGTTCATATTAATGGTGTAGAATTTGATGGATCTCGTGATATCACTATCCCGGCACCAACTAATGCATTAACTCTAGGTGGATTAGATTCCAGTCAATATATTAAAGCAACTGATGTTGGTAATGCAGCTGGTAAGATTCCTAAATTTGATAATGATGGATTCTTAGTATATCCAGATGGTTCTAAGGAGCGGATTGAAAATGCCTAAGCTTAATAAAGTATTAGCAGTTTATGATAGAAATGGTAATCGTCAAGCAATCCCTCTTTATAGTTCTCTAAGTGATGTAAATAACTTAGGACGTCATATTAAAGTAGCTGGTATTGGTGATGCTTACTATCCATTGACTGAAAACTTATCTCATGCTAATGCATCTAAGAAGACTGTGGTTATTGGGACTAAAACTTATAAAGCCTTACTTACTCTAGATGAAACTCCTTCTAATGGGATAAGAACTATATTAGATGCATTAGACTCCAATGGATATATATCTCCAGAAAATTCTAATAAATTAGAAGATATAGACCGAAGTGTCGGTGGAGTAGTTAAGATTAACCATAATGATAATATGGATGACTATAACTTTGCTGATATGTTTAGTAACGGTACAGTAGTTAAGTTAGATGACTATTCTGATAAATCAAAGAAAATTGATTATTTAAGTTTAATTAAATTTAGTGATAGTGATATAGAAATGACCTATGAAGTACCAGTAAGTGCATTATTATATTCACCATCGAGTCTAGATAATACTGGTAAATTAACAATATTAATGGCTGATAGCTATAATTATGCAATTGATTCTTTATTTAGTGGTCCGATAGTACTTAATTTGCATGGAGATGTTCAATTCTTAGGCAAATATACTGATGCAATGATAAAGAGAATGTTAATTAATTCGGCTAATAGTCATCTTACTACTAATGAAATTATAACTGGTCATAGTAGCCATATAAATAAAATCAAACTTGGCACTGATACAATTGATCCATTAGCTAGTGGTTCTTATAATACTATTGAAATATCTGGTTGTGATATTAATGAGTTAAGTAATTGGAACTTCACTACACTTGTATATCAAAATCCTAGTGACGCTACATGTAATACATTCATAGCTCCAGTTACTAAGTATAATGAAAGTAATATAGATTATTTATTTAGAACTGGTAGAGATACAGTTAGAGATAAGTCTGTATTAACTGGAAACTCAAACAGATTTGATAAATTCTATGTAGTGATGAATCCTACAAGTAAAAAAAATGCATCATCTGATCCAGCATTATTAACTTATCAGTTTAATATCATTGCTCATGATACCACAGGAGCTAAAATTGAATTAGCTAAGTTCTATATCATTGCTCCAGTTATTAAAAATATAAGTAGTACTGATTATGCAACTGCAGTTGCATCTGAGAAGACTACTATAACTGATGGCGATATTATTGCAGTTGATTATAATAAATTTAAAGCTGGAGTAGTTCCTAGTGTTAAAGTTATATTCGGTAATGATATTCTTCATACTTTATTGATAACTCCAGAAGTGGACGAGAATACCTATAATCTATATTATAATATAAGAACTATTAAGTCAGATATTCTCGTTGATGGTAAAGCTAAATCTCGTACATTGATTTGTAATTTAAAAACAGGTCAATTTGGTAATATTAGTAAGTATCCTGGAACTGATAAACCATCATTGAATTTTACAGTAAATAATATGCTTAATATTAAACAGAATTCTAAATTTACTGATCAGTATCCATATAATTTCATGATACTATCTACAGATCCATCTATTAAAGATACTTTATTAGATAATACTGATTTATTCTTATTCAATGTATTTAATATAATGAATGAGCCTGGTTATAATCAGTCTTCAAATTGCGTATATTATCAAAATTATATAAGTGAATCAGATGCTGGAGATTTTATGTCTATACTTATGAGATCAAAAGATGAAAATAGATATACTCCATTAAGTTTAACTGAGATGATATAAAATATTCCCAGAAGAAGTTTAAACTTCTTCTGGGTTATATATTATTACTGTGATTCATATATCTTATATTTATTTCAAGGAGGAAAAGTATATGAAAATTTTTAGCGTATGTGCAAGAGTAGACTATCAAGGTCAAGATGTTATCGACTTAGGGCTATTTAAGTCTTCTAAAGCTGCTTTATTAGCAATGAAAACATTCATCGATGAACATGTTCGAGCTGCTAATAAAATTAGTGTAGAGCTATTTACCTTTAGCGATAACACTTTGAATCAAGATGCTAGTCTTCCATATACGACTACTGATCTTATGTACAATCCTAGTACTAAGAAGTATGATGATCTAAATCCAGTATTATTTGTATAATACTGGTGGGGAGGGAGAATTTATCTCCCTCCTTTATTTTTTTTTGTAAAAATATCCCCATAGGAGTTGAGCTCCTATGGGGAATAATTTTTTAGTATTTAATTAATGGATATAAATTAATATGATCTGGGTGAATAGAATTACCTCCAGTGTATACACTAGAAGATCTAGATGCATCAAATTTTAATTTTTTACCAAAATTTCTTCTAAGATTTAGTGTTTGTGCACTACCATCTGTTAGTTCTGTATCTTTAACAAATGCACCAGATGCATATTCAACACCAAGTACCCCATCGGTGCGGATTGCCATTTCGCCAGTAATCCTAGGGGCAACAGAAGCAGAGAATTTACCAATATCATTAGTATCGACATCTGCCTTTAAATATACGTATCTATAATCTGGTAAGAAGAATTTATCAGAACCAGATTTTCTAAATAGACCACGTTTATTCGTATCAGTTGTCCATAGACCATTATTTTCTGCAAAGTCATAAAGTCTAGGATATCTGGATTTTGCAACTTCTGCACCATCAGCTACTACATAGCCATTAGCTTTATATGGAAGTAAAACTAATTCGCCAACTAAATGAGCATCATCTCTATCAAAGTATTGTACTACGGAATTACCTTCTAAGTTAATAACTGCACCGATAATATTACTATTACTACTTAATGTACGAGCATTATTATCACTCACATTAACTGCATTATTAGATACAACTTGATATGCTTTACCTTGATAGATGAATTTTTCACCTTTAGCGAAAACTGCACCATTATTCCACATTCTATATCCGGATTGCAATTCTATATATCTGACTAAATCGGAATTTATAGTATTAGCTACTTGCTGTTTAATATTATTAACAGTCTGAGTCAATGTATCTTTAGTAGTATTTACTAAGCTAGTTAAGCTAGTCTTAGCAGCCTCTAATGCATCAGAGTTAGCAAATTCAACCCAGTCATTAATATTGGAATTACCAACAGCAAATTTAACTTTTTTGCTTCTTGGATCATAACCAAATTGACCAGTGAAGTTAGGAGTCATGTTAGTATTACCATGGATATTGAAATGATCCATGGAATCATATCCGCCTCTACCATCAGAGATATAATATTGAGGACCACCATATCTTTGAGATAAACGTGTACCAATGATTTGACCTCTAGTAGTACCAGTTTGCCATACATTAGTTCCAACTTCTTGGAATCTAACTGTACCGCCACCACCAGTTTCATTAGCTGTATTCTTATTAACTGTACCATTTACATAGATATCACCATCAGTAGCATAATATACTGTAGGAATATTTGCATCAACTACGTTATTAGCTCCAGTTACATTTACACAAGATCCTTCAGCAGAACGGATTGCATGTGTAGCTTTACCAGAATAAGTACAGTTTTCTAATTGTACGTTAGCAGTGAATGCATCTATATGGAAGAAACTAAATCCATTATTTGCATTAATCTTATCAGCTAACTTACTATTCATATTCATAAATTTACATTTAATAAATTTGGCAGTTGCATTAATAATTTCAATATTAGAGAATTCACTGATATCTCTAATATATTGATCACTCAATGTACCAATATCAAATGTAATATTTTCAAATACAACTCGATCAGAGTTACTGATATAAATTGCAGGTAAGATTACAGGTTCAGTACCACCATTTATTACACGCACTTTACCTTTAAGACCAATGAATTGAAGTCTTTGAGGAATATTATACCCAGGATTAACGAGGTTATAGTTTCTAGCATCATCAACATAGTTACCAGGTGCGATATTAATAACTATCTCTTTCATATAATCCATATGAGCTAATCTTACAACATCAGATAAGTATTTAACTGGAGTTGCTTTATCACCAGTGAATACATCACCAGTATAATCTTTATTTACAAAGATTTGACCATTAGCTTCTGTAAGTTGATAAGCTACATTATCAGGATAAGCTCTAGTTAATTTATTATTATAAGATACACTATCATTATCTGCTTTATATGTGATATGAATATCTTCAGATTGATTGCCTAAGAGATATACATTAGCTCCCATATCAAATAAATTAGCTTGATAGTTGAATCTTAATGCATCTGATGTAATTTGATATCTATTTGCAGTCACAACAGCATCAGTTGGATTCAATTTCTTGAAAGACCAAGGCATATTAGTAATAGAATGATGGTTAGATTTAAGCAAGTCTACATTAGCTGGTAATGTAGGAGCAAATCTATTCATCATAGCAAGACCACCATCTGCTTGAGTTACAAAGTTACGACCAATATAAGATACTGTTAAACCAATACAAGTATTATTATAGTCGCCGCCTACCCAATCTGCATTGTGGAGTCTGATATCATCTTCGCTATTATTATGGAATAATAATGTAGCACCATGGAAGTCTTCTTCTCCTGTAGGAGCTGGAGTCATTCTAATAGCATTTCGGTCAGCTGCAGTCTTATGAGAGTTATATATATCTTTGAGAGATTGAGCTGGCATACCAAATTTACCAGGAATACCATTAGGGTATTTAGATACATCTTGTACATACACTTTCTCAACTAACTTCTCGTTCATCAATCTGATAGCATTACCATAATGATCTTTATGCCAATGAGTGATTAATAAGAATTCAAACTTAGTGATATTATTTTCTCGCATAGTAGCTTTGATAGAGTTTATACCACCATCACCAATGCTATTATTAAAGCAGTCAATAATAAACCAGTATTTCTTATCAACACCAACGATAGTACAATCACCGATATCTTGTTTATCTTGATCACCTTCTTGGCGAGGACCAAATTTAGGGAAGATAACGTCTAAAGATTTAGCTTGTGCTACTTGGGAACGTTTCTTTAAGTCTTCTATTGTTTCACCAAGAGAACGAGTTAAGGATTCAAAGTCTGGACGTGTAATAGTAACTTGAGAGTTATTAGTTGCACGAGAACGAGCTACTTTATATACAACAATCTCAATTACATCACCTTTATCTGCAGTATAACCAACTAAGGAGATACTTTTAGACTCGGAGATGAATTGATAGTTTTTACCTTGGATGAGTCGTACACCATTATGGAATACTTCTAATCTATCCACCCCAGGATCATAGTTAAGTGTATTAAATCTAAATACATTTTCACCATCAGCTAATACAGCATAGGAATATGTAGTGCTATCAATTAGATATGGTAAACCATTAGTTACATAGAAGCGTTCAGAGATATAGTCATACTGTAAGTATAATTCATCACCAGCTTGAATTTCATTAGCTTTAGCTGGTTCAAAACCAACAAAGATTGGAATAGCTTTACCATCAACTCTAAGAGTTGGGTTATTACCAACGTTAGCATGGAAACGTACACTGATTACATTACCATCAAGTAATTTATACTCATTAGGTAAAGTTGTACCCATATTAACGTTATCATCTTTAGTAACGCATCGAGTAATAATACCACCACGGTCCAATAATGCATTCATTTTGTCATAAAGACTTTTAACTGCTGCACTAGAAGCTACAGATGTAGTATCATTAGATGTATAGCTATGACTATACTTTTGCATTCTATCAATAGGTACTGTACCCTTATTGAGATATGCACCATCAATATAGTTCATAGTCTCAAGTTTAGGAGCTTGAGCATTATAGATGAAGTAGAAGTTAATTGTACGACCGGCTTCGACTTCTTCTTGGAATGTAATTTGATTACCTTCAATAGAGTAACGGTTAGGATAGATTTGAAGAGTACCAATAAATACTAAGAGCATATTAGGTTGATCAAAGTATCTTTCAAATGGTACTGGAATATCAAATGTTTTACCTTTTTTAGTTACTACAATGGAATCAAATGCAGATGCAATATGAGAGATTTGTCTAACTTTAGCTTCTAAAGTTTCACCATCATCTGTGTATACTTGAGAAGCAATAGTCATAGGAGCATATCGCTCTTCACCTTTAACTAATGTAGTTGGAGTTACATTTTTATAGTCGCCTAGAAAACGTGTAATTTCAGTAGTAGCTACAACATTCTTCCAGGCACCAGTCCAAACATAGAATAATTCAGACTCTTTAATATAGTAGATAAGGTCAGTACTTACTTGATCATTATTAGATAAACGATATCGTTCAGTATCAGTATCTACTAACTTAAGTTTATTAGTTTTAAAACGGATGTCGTGGGCTACATCATAGAATACCTCATTAGTATCCGTAGTGTAGGTAAATTGACCCTCCGAAATTGGCACCTGAGCAAGATGAGCTCGTTCAGTAGCCAAATATTTTAAAGTTGCCATGTGTAAGATACCCCTTTATTAAATAGTATTATCAGTTGCAAGATCTTTACCAATCATACCAGCAGCTACTGAGTAGAACCAGTTTACGCCACGGTCATAGGTTACAAGACGAACCAATTGAGGTTCTTTATTCTTACTAGGAATGATACGTCTAGGAATTTTAACTTGAACGCCATCTGCTCTAGTAATGAAGATATTGATAGCATTTGTACCAATATTTTGAGGATCCAAAATAAGGATAATTTCTGCAGTAGCTTTATCTAAACCTACAATAGCGAAAGATGGATTAGGACTATCCAAGATAAAGTTATATACTCTATCAGGACGGATTACTCTATCACTACCACCTGCTAAGTTAACTCTAGGTTCTTGAGGTAAGTTTTCTTTACCAGTATTATAGTTTTCCAATGCTTTAACACGAGGTAATGGATCTTCTGCATTAAGAAGACCAGTTACTTTAGCATTAAGTTGAGAGAAACTATTAGTCAAAGTATTAGTTGTAGACTCAAGATTAGCAATATTAGTTGTAAGATTAGGAATACCTTCCAAAGATTGAGTTCTAGCTTTAAGGTCAGTTAAAGTTGGACCAATATTAAGAGATTCAATATTGTCCAAACGACCTAAGATACCAGTACGGATTTGAGTATTCTCATTATTATAAGTTTTAAGAGAACCAATCTCTTGGTTCATATTAGTAAACTTAGTTTCAGTACTATCGGATAAATTATTCAATCTACCATTCAAAGTATTGATAGAAGTGCTATAGTCTTCACCTTGCTCTAAGTTAGCAATACGTTGTTGTAGAGCTAAGATTTTAGAGTTAGGATCACCTAAAGCTTTAAGTTCATTAACTTTACCTTCAAGAGTATTTACTCTTGAACCATAATCTTCACGAGCTTCTAATACAGTAATCTTATTACTTAATTTATTAAGCTCTAGATCAGCAGCATTTTTAACACCAGTAATCTTACCAGTAAGAGTATCACTAGTAGTACCGATCAATGTATTCAAATCATCTAATCTACGAGTAGCAGCATCAATATCACTACGTAATACTGGAAGATTAGAGTATTGATTAGCTGTAAATTTAACTGCAGCTACATCATCTTGAAGTTTCTTAAATTTAGCAGCATCAGGTGGAGCTGTTTCTTCTAAGTGACGTACACGTTCTACGATATCTGTATCTGTACGTTGTACCCATTTAACGATATTACCATCTTTAACTGGGTAAGTATTATTAGCAGCATGACTGAAACCATTGATTTCGATAGTACCAGCATAATCGACAATAGAATCATTATCGAATGCGATTTGTGGTACACGATATCTCTTAACCGGTTCATCAACAGTTGTTAGATTATATTTAGAAAGCTGTTTAATATAACCATCTAAGTTTACGATACCAACGCCTTCTACGTTGAATGTATAACTAGATAGGTCTACATTCTTTTCAACTTCTTTTAGAATATTTCTTGTTATATCAAATATAACAGATTTATCTTCGGCGGAAACTACATAGAGTTTACCAGTCTTATAATCAAATAAGATTTCTTTTTTCTCAGCCAGGAAGCGAGAATTATAATCTAATGCTATAAGAGGAAGACGAGTTCCTTTATAGTTAGAAGTAGCCATATTATACCTCCTTGCGAATATGTATTTTAATTACATTAATGTTCAAAATATAAGCGGATAGGGATTTTGACATCCCTATCCGGTATATATTATTCTCTGATTACATTAGATGCATCAAATATATTTGTTTGGAATAGATTATCTGTTTCATTTTCATCAACAGCAATCTTAGGTAATTCTTTAAGGAATACTGGAGTATCACGTTCTTCAATAGCTTCTTCTTCAGAAACTACATTAGATACTCCAGGATCACCTGCAAGTTGGTCTTCAGTCATTTCTTCATTTAGACCAGTGTAATCAATATCAGGGTTATTGATATGAGTTGCATCTAAAGCATTAGCTAAGTATACATTAGTATCAACGTTAGTTAACAATACTTTATTATTGTAGCTCAAACCAAGTACACCACCAAATTCAGATTCAGCTTTATTTAAAGTCATATCAGTCTTGATAGCATTTCTACCAACTCTGATAGTATAAGACTTACCAGGTTCTACTTTAATATAAGAACTTGTTTCTGGTGCAATAGAAGATACTGCTCTAGAAACGTTTACGCCATTGATAAGCATCAAGTTAACTCTATTACGGTTTTCAGGAGCTTTACTTGAGTTAATAGCATTTTCATCATTTCTATCTACAATACCAAATTCAGTTACACCACAACCGTACATAGTACCATTACTACTATAATGAATTTCGTTACCATCATCAATTGTATTAGCAACTCTAGAATCATATTCATTAGTGAGTCTATCATAGAAAGTACTTAACTCTACAGATTCAATATCACCAAGTTTAGGAACTGGTGCTACAGAGAAGTTAGTGCTACCATAACCACAGAATTGGAATGCTGCTGGATATCTTTCAATATCTTCAGTAGTTATCATCTTAGTATAGCCACTACATAATGTAAGAATAATTTCACCTACATTGTCTGGACAGATCCAATATTCTTCACCAGGTTTAGTAAAGCTTTGATTGAATTGTAAGTTAAAGTCATCACTATACATTTCTTCTAAGCTATTAACAAATGTATCTGGTTTAGTTAATGTATCACCTTTATAGAAGATAGGTGTATTATCACGATCAGAGTCAAAGTCAATACGATATTTTAAATGATATTGACTAATATCTGTATCAGCTGTAGTATAAGCAATATTAATGAAACCATTTTGCGGAATAGTTAACTTATATTTCAAACCAGGGTATACTTTAACGTTTCTGATTATTTCTTTTTGATAGAAGTAACCAGCAACTAGTCTACCTTTAGAGTCATTAGTTTCAGTTTTACGTAAAGGTTTCATAGCTGGAACGAAGTCATTAACTTCTGGTAATCCACCAATAGGTTTCTTATAGATTGGTTGACTAACTAGGTTAAGATCTTTACCAATATTTTCATCAATATAAGCTGCTACATCTGTAGGTAAGATATAGCTTACTTCACCGAATTCAATATCTTTAGCTCGTAGATAACCTAATGTATTTACTGCAGTACTTATAGGTTTAAATCTACTGGAAGAAGCAATAGTCTTAAGCTCTAACATAGTTACATCTTCAGGGCAAGTAAATGTATATTTACCAGGAGAGATATACTTATTAACTGTAGTAGCCAAGCTATAGATAGATCTATTCTTGAATGTACTTGTATCATAAGTATATACAAATGGTAATCCTTTATTGATACCATGAGATGTATAGTGAGTTCTAATAATATCATTAATAATAGCTTCTTGAGAAGTATCTGGAACGATATACTTTTCAAGATCTGTTACGTTATTATAGATATTGAATAACTTATTGATATCTTCATTAGACACTTGGTTCATAATGATATCATAGTCAGAGTTAATATCTTTATACTCAGCTAATTCTGGGATAGATGGAGTATAATCTAATACCAATGTATTGAATCGAGTTTGAACGTCAGATTTCAAACGAATGATATTATTCGCAACGTTCATGATATTATCTTTATTGATCTTCTTACCATTGATAAACATGAAGTAGAGCTTATTGTTTAATAGATGATCTAAATCATTTCTATTCAAGTATAAGTATCCACGTTCATTAATCATTGGATGTTGTACATCTTCACGTTCTAAGCTTCTATTGTTTTGGTTAGCAATATAGAAGTATAGGAAGGATAATGTTTGACCAGCTTTCAATGCATCATTATAGTTTCTTAGAGTGATCTTATTCAAATCTTTATCTAATACATAACGAGATGCATCAATGAAAGTTTGATTAGCAAATACCATCAAAGAGTTACCAAGTTTAAGATAGTTCTCAAATGGTAATGGAATATCAAATTCAGTTTGACCATCAACTACTGCATCAATATCAATTACTTCTTTAGCAATTACCATATAATCAGAGTCTGCTAAAGTAAATGTAACTTGACGATCAGTTGTAGTGATTATACTATCATCAATGAATGTAATAGTATTCATTGTCTTAGAGATAGTATATTGAGATTCTCTAATGAATGTACTACCAACAGTTACGATGATCTTCTTATCCATAAGCATAGAATCAGCCCATGGAATATCAAATGTACGTTGACCATTTTCAGTACATGCTACAGATTCAGTTACAAACTTAGTATACTTAGAGTTATTAACTACACCACCAATAGTTGCAGTCTCAGTGTCAATATTTTCAGTATATACAAAGATGAATGTAACTGTACGTCCTTCCGTTACCGCATCTTCACGACTTAAGAATCTTAAGTCATTACCAACTACTTCATAACGACGGTTATCAATATAAGTATCACCAATTACACAGAAGAATTTACCTGTCTTCTTATCGAAGTCATGTAACGCTTTAGGTAATTTAAATACAAGTTGACCATCTTGCTCCGCAAATACTTCTTCAATAGCAGTCTTAACAGATACATTCTTACCAGTAACAAAGTTGAATACTAATTCTTGACCCATATCTAAACCATTAGTTGTAAGCAACTCAACAGTATTAGCTTTAGTATCAATATAATACTCAGCATCATTTAAGAATACACCATTTCGAATTAAGAAGAAACTATTTTGATCTTCAAAGTATTTAGCATATGGTAATGGAATAGTAAACTTAAGTTGGTTATTCATTGTAGCTCTAACAGATACTGCAGAAGTACCAACTTTATTCTTTTGATCTGGATAAATAAATACAAAGATCAATGCAGTACCTGCATCAATACCTGTATCTTGGTCAAAGAACTTAATTTGTTTAGTACCTTCCATGATTTCATATCGTTTAGGGTTTACATAGATACCACGATATGTAACAAAGAAGAATCCTTCAAAGCCTTCTGGATATGGAATATCAAATGTCAATTGGTTATCTCTAGTAGCCATAACAAATTGAGGATCGATATTTAATACATCATCTTCTTTAATACCACCATACGGATTATTTTCAATCATTTCATTATATAAGAATACGAAAGTGATTTCACGACCATATGCTACATAGTCTTTAGGATCTTTAAATACAATAGTACGACCAATTACGTTATATCTGGATTGGTCTACCAAAACAGAGCCACGTAATAATAGGAAGCTATTCTTATTTAATAAAGAAGATTTAGAAGGGAATGGAATAGCAAACACTGGTTGTTGGTTTACAGTAGCTTTTAATGTAACTACATCAACACGGTTTGTTTTACCAATATCAGTATAGTTAAAGTCATAAGGTAAATAGAAGATATCTACTCTATCACCTTTCTGAGCAATACGACGTAGATGAACACAGACTTCAGTAGCTGTATTTTCTACTTCAGGGACAATAACTCTATACATATCCTTACTTAAGAGACGACCATTATGGAATACAGCGAATCTATCTTTATTTAAGCAAGGGATAAAGTCTCTACCAAAGAAGTAACGTACTGTAGGTTTAGTAATATTAAAGTGCTGATATTTAAACTGATTCTTAGCAGCCATATAAATGGTCTTACCATAGTATGCTGGGTTAGTGAATGTAACAGTTTTATTATCTTTATCTAAAGTATACTTAACGTCATAGATAGTACGTTTATTGTATGGGAGTTCTTTATAGATTTGATCTTCAGTATAGTTAGCAAATACCATTAGATCTTCATACTTGATGGTAGTGTTTTCGATAGTATTATTATCTTCAGTACACTCTACTTTCAAGTAGTTATTATTTACTCCAGTGAAGTAAGTGAATTCAAATTCATCATAGTCAATGATGTCATTGATTTCTGCATTAGTAATAGGAATTTGGAAGTCATTATTAACGTATCTAATACGGTCATATAGATCCCATAGTTCGCCATTCTTATAGATGATTACAAATGTCTCTGGAGATTTATGATATCCTCTAGGAAGAGATAATACATTATTAGCGATTTGAGCTTTTAGTTCTTTACCACTAATAGATCTAGAATGAATCTTTAAACGTTTCTCATAGAGTTTATCAAACATAGAAGAATTATAGCGACTGATATATCTAATACCAGAAGCTACATTGTCCTCATAGTCTGTATTGTATTTATATTGGAAGTCAAAATCACGACCTAATGCATTGACATCTAGTGCAGGCATTTCATTTTCAGGTTCAGTAATAAGACTCTTTAACAAATCCTTATTTTCAGGAATAGTGATATTGCTTCTATTATGATTAGTGATATCACGATAGAAGTATTTAACTTGTAAGTCGTAAGTTAATGGATCACCATTATTCATAGTAATGATATTAAGATTCTTAATATCAGGGTCTATTGTTTTATCAAATAGACCGTTAGCCCAGCATAAGAAGTTATTCTTAGTGAGCTTATATTTAGCATCAAAGTCTAAATCACGGTTATCAACTCTACCACCAGCTAATACTTTAAAGAAGCCAGTCTCTAATTTAAGAGTAGTGGTATCTAAACTATATACAATAGAGCCAAATGGAGACAATTGACCATCTTCATCAAATCTGAATAGCTCAGTATTTGGTTTAGGGATCTTTCTTGTCTCAGAATAGCTCATATAAGTAAATGGTAAGTTTACCATTTCAACTTTATCTATATGCAAAGGATTAAGATCCTTAACTGTATTCTTATCGCAAACGATATAAGTATATTTAGCATTACGTACTACACGGAAAGTAGACCATTTTACATGGCGACCATTTACAAATAGCATAAATGGATATACTAGACCTTCATTGACTGCATCAGTCATACGTTTATCGAAGTCAATAGTCTTCTTAGTCAAGTGATTAAGTCTATATCTAATACCAGTGATACGAAGTACATAACCTTCTTTCTCATAGGTTACATAATGTCGAATACCTTTAGATACATAGTAGTTCATCTTATCCCAGCTAATATCAACTACCTCTGGGACGATACCTTTCTGCATCCCAGAGATATTTGTAGTAGAATAATTCTTAAGTTGATCAACGTAGTTATAAACTTCGTTATCGTGTAATTTCATAGTATTGACCTCCGACATCTAGAACTGTTTTAACATATTCAGGAAGTCCACGGTTAGTCACCTTTTCAATAGTAGATTGATTATTCAAATAGCATCCAATATAAGCATTAGTCATCATAGCAGAGAATGCTGGGAAGTATTCTAATGCAAATAATGTAGATGGAGAGTACATTTTAACCCATGTAGCAATTACTACTTCAGTGGTTAATTTATGGAGTTTCAAAGAATCTCTAAGCATATTTACAAATGCATCTAAGTTCTTGAAAGAATCACGATCTAAATAAGTTTCAATCAATTCAACTTCACGATCAGAGATACGAGCAATTTGTTTAGAGAATGCTGTATTATTAGCATAACCATATTTAGGATTATTGCTACCAATGATATTCTTAATGAAGTATTGGGAAGCAAGATACATAACACGGTTATGGATATTACTTACTGTATTCGTTTTGAATAAGTAGTTAATGATATTATTGAATAGAGAAGCGAATGCATATGCACCAGCTTTAACTAAATCGAATCGAGATACGATATTAGTATAGCCACCAAAGTACATCATGTTTACGGATGCTTCTAATAGATGAGCAACGAGTTGTTTAACATTGTTGCATTTATATTTACCGCCTTCAAAGTCAATGATTTGAGTGCAGTCTACATAGATCAAGTATTTACCAGTGCCACCTTTAATATCTTTAGCAGTTAATACTCGAGTGCTACGGTTTAATGGATGAGTACTTGTATAAAGTACAATTTGCTTAGACTCCATTGCAGAGATTAAGAAAGAACCAACTTGAGTTTTCTTAACATCATAAGCAATATCAGCGAAAGCTTCAGAATGGACGTCAATTACTTTACCACCTTTGATAAAGTTTAAGACAGATTTTTCATATTCATCTTTATATTGGGAAAAGATAAAAGTCTCATTTATGAGTTTGAAATTCAACTGAGCCATTATAATCCTCCTTCGAAAAGTATCTTAAAATATTACTACAATGTTTAATTTGCAGGTGTATACACCCCTAGGAGACTTAACCTCCTAGGGGTGCAACTAAGTATGTGTTTATAACAATGGAGACACACATCTAAAATGAATACAAGAAAACACTGGCTGTCACTGTTCTCATTATGATATATGTGTAATATAGTCGGCGAAACTATATTACTATTAAGTTCTCTAAGTAATTCTTTAATAATGCCCAGACATATAGATATAAAGGAGGAGAATTATGTTTGAATCTAACCTAGATGAGGTACGTATAGGTACTTATGAACACGGAGAAAATAAAGTTCCAAGTGTGACTCAAGTACTTAGTCATATAAATGAAGACTATATCGCTCAATGGGCAAACTCATTGGGATTTAAAGGTATTGGATACCGTAGAGAATTAAATAGATATGCCGTCGAAGGAACTAAAGTTCATAATGAGATTGAGCAGTTTCTGACTGAGGGATTATGTATGACAGATCCAGTAGATAAGACTATGGGATTTATGTCATTCATTCAATGGTTTAATGACTGTGGATATGAGAAGAATATTCTTATTGAACCAATTATGTTAGAAAAATCACTTATTGGTAAATACTTTTGTGGGACTATAGATGCAGTTATGAAAATCGGTAATGAAGTTCATATTGTAGACTATAAGACCTCAAGTAATATTGGATATAAATACTTTATGCAATTATCTGCATATAGATATCTACTATCTAAGATAGGTATTCATATAGATAAGCTTACAGTATTACAGCTTAATAAATATGAATCTAAGTATAAGCAGTATACTATAAATATTAAACGGAATGAGGAGTTAGTTGATAATTTATTCAATGGATTCATCAATACATTAAACTCATTCAATAGTATCAAGTTATTAAGAGAGATTAAATCCTCTGAGTTTGGAGTGAAATAATATGAGTGAATTATTTGGAAATATAGCATTAGCATCTCTACTAACTGCTGGTATAATTGGAGTTGGCGGATGCGCAGTCAAAATCATTAATCTTGATTCTAAGATTGGTGATGTATTATTATGGATAACTGCATTCTTTGCAGGTGTAGCTGGAATATCATTTATTACCTTTATTTGGTTAATTACAGTATTTGGAGGGCATCATACATGCTTTATCTAATAATGTTTAAAATAGCAGCAGCTTCACTTATAACTACATTAGTATTAGTCGTTATTACTCGTGGTCTAGATATAAATGATGGTATTAGTGTAACTATCGGTGGACTTGCATTAATAGTAACTTTATTAACATCTTTCCTAGCGGCTTGGATGTGGGTATTTAATATATAGGGAGTTTATAATGTTTTCTTATAAAGTAATGATAGTTTCCTTTGCTCTATTTGTAATAGATGCAGCAGTCTTATATAGTTTCTATGGTGAAGAAGTTTTATCTAACAGAGAAGAGAGAGTATTAATCTTAGTGGAGAAGTTATCTGCTATTCTATTTGGTATTCTCTTAATATCTTTAGCTGCAACAGTTTGTCAATTATTCGGTTGGGTGTGATAAAATATGTTTAGTCCAATACTGGAGACATTTAATATACCACAGCTACAGAAGTTTATAGTAGTATATAAAGAACTTCTCCATGAGTATGACTCATGTCCTGTCTTAAAAAGTTTGTGGTATAAATATAAAATTTATAAATTAAGAAAGAGTATGTTTGATTATATTGAGACAGCAGACATATATGAACTAATTGCTGGTATAGTTGGAATTCAACTAAACAATCCACAAGATTATATCTTTTATATTACAAATGATAATACTGTAAGATATCAGATTAAACGTGTTCCAGGAAATGAATATGTCTTATTTGATATCACCGAAGGTCCTAAGAATGTAGCTATTACTGCTGGACCAGCTCATCATCTTCTTCTTAATAAAGAGATCGATGCTAAAGTTACATATACTCTCTGGGTAGAACCTGGTAAGAGTTATGTAAGTGAGTTCAATATCAATAGATATAATGATAATGAGATCGATAAATATTTAGATCCAGCAATGGATCCTAAATTGAATACTCATAGAATGCTTAGAGTTTGTATTAAGTATTTTATGGAATGGGTAATAGATAAATAGTTATATATTATAAACGTGATAGGATATCTAGTCCTATCACGTATTAATTTTATTTAAAGGAGACTGATAAAAATGAAAGAACTAAAGAAACTTAATGAAAGGGATCTTATCTTATTAAGATCTGTAAAGCAATTTGGACATCAAATTGGGTATATGTTTAATACCATTCTAAAAAGCTATGATGTAGCTACACGATATAAGTGTAGACAGAATCTTAGAGTAATATTAGATAATATCGATAAACGACTTAGTTTATTCAAATGCCAGTTAAACCACAATGGAGGAGCTATTGTATCCTTCTATAATAATTTACCTAGAGTAGTCGATAGTAGTCTTGGCTCAGTTAGCGTTAGCTATGTTGATAAGACTAATAGTGAGACTTCATTCCGTTGGATGGAAGATTATGATATGCGTTATGTGATACATATGCTACATAGAATCAGAAGACGTCTTATTGATATCTATAAATTCGATAAGACTAAACTCCCTAAGTTTAAAGGGAATGATCATACTATTGTAGTGTATAAAAATGGTAATATTGACTATTTAGATTCAGAGTATCGTCAAAAGGACTTTGATAAATATCTTAAGATATATGACTTATTAATCGAAAGTCCATTATTACAATCCTTCTATCCAAATATCAAATTTGAAGAAGGCGTTATGAAGTTCTATGATGGAAAAATATTATTATACTACGTTGATCCTAAAGAGAAGATGATAGTTAGTCTTGATGGTGGTAACTCACGTACAGGTTATCTTTTAACTCCAAAAGAGTTGAATAAAGTTATTAACCGAATTAATAATTTAATTGATGGAGGTATCAAGTAATGAAAAAGGGTGTAACTAAGTATTTACCAGAAAGTGATTTAACAAGATTGCAATCTATTAGTGCTATTTGTCAAGATATTGGATATATCTTCAATAAAGTACTACGATCTTATGATTCTAATAGCAGATATAAAGTTAAGAATGTATTGCATGATATGTTTTTAGATCCTAAATGTAATATCCGTTTAGGTAAGACTAGATTGGGTATTAAAGACTCTGTACAAGTTCATCTTAACATTAAGAGAACTATTTTGACTAATATTGAAGAGTATCCTCATGAGGCTCCATACGTATCTATTAGATATCAAAATAGACTTAAGTGTGCTGATGTATGTTTAAGTGATATTAGATGTCTTAATCTACTTACTTTAATTCGTGAGCTAACTAATGTTAGAGATAGAATGGTAGAGAAATTTGATATTCTTAAATCTGAGTTGGGTAAATATAAACAACTACCAGCAATGATTGTTAAAGATAAACGTGATCGAATCACTAGATACAGACATGGATCTGATATACAAGATACATATGATAAATATATCTTTATCTATGATAAGTTATATGATAATCCTGCTATGGCTGGAGGATTGAAATACTTCAAAGTTAATAAACTTGAAAAGACTTTAGAGCTTGGAGCTATTACAGATAGAGGATATCTATCTCCATCAGCTAAAGTAATAGTGACTAATATCGAAAGTGATTACAATCGATATAAGACTCTATTACCAACAGTAAAAGAGATCAATAACACTATTAAGTTTATTAGATACAACTGTGACTAATGATATAAGCCAAGGATTACTATGATCCTTGGCTTTATTTTTTTATTAATTTAAAGACATTCATATAACAAAGGAGGAGATGTAATGAATCTTTTAAGCAAAGTAATTGAACAATTTAAGTCTAAAGACTGGGCTAATGTTAAATATAACTATACTAAACTAGATATTGATAAGGCTAAGTTAGAATACTTGGAATCACCTAATAGAACTATTTTAGAATATACTAACTTTTTACGTCCTCAAAGTGACATATTCCCAGTTAAGACTGATGATAATCTAATCTGGTTATGTAGCTATATATATTTATTTGATAAGGCTTCTTTACTTACTGAGTTATATGACTTAGTAGAAGAGAATAAAGATCTTATCTTAAAGAAAGAAGTATTCATTGATAATGATAAGCATTTATGGTGGACTATAAATGAGTCTTCATTCTTAAATGTTAGATATCAAGAGCATAATGCCCATGTACCAGGAGCAGAATTCTGGTATGGTAAAGAAGCTAAAGAAAAGCTATCTTTATATATAAACCGTGAAGACTCTGATGCATTAGTTATGGCTATTGCTCACTTTATATATACTAACGTAAAAGAAGGTAAACTATAATGGATAAAACTTATACGGAGTTATTACAGGAAACTCTATCTAAGATCTATGAACTAAAAGATCTTAATAATAGAGATCGTGGTAAAGCTCTAACTATATTTATAGGCGAGAGACTAAATAGAGAGCTAATACTAAGCTCTGTAAATATATTTAATCTATATAAAGACATAATCAATCTAGATGATGTATCTTTATTGACCGATCTAAGAAAGACTGAATGGTATAAAGATTGGTTTACTAACGATAAAAGAAATTCTGATCTCATAGATCTTTCTAGATTTAACTTTAGAGTTTTAGAAAGATTTGAGAAAGAAGAATATCTTAGAGATGCCGAGCATTATGACTTTGAAGGAGTCTCTGAAGTAGACTCCTATGATTTATTTGATACTCTAAGAGAAGATGAAGATATAGAGTTGTTTAAATTAGCAGCTGAGAATATCTTAATCAATCATGGATTCTTTAATAACACAGATTACAATCTGTATGAAGTTCCAGATGAATATATGAGCAACCAAGAGGTATGTCTTTATATGTGTCTTCTAAATACAGATAATCTAGACTTTATGGATAAGAAGACATTTGATAGTACCTTATTATATAATATCATTAAAGACAGAATCTGTGGTTCTGTCTACTTTACTATCTTTGATAGCCTAAATGAAGATACCAGAACTCGTGCTAGGTAAACTTTATTTTAGCTATATATTATTTAGGTGATATCGAGGAATCGATATCCATCTGCTCTCCCTGGCAGATGAACTTCTCTTATCGTGGTCTTGGCGGACCCCCTATATAAACACAATACAATCCAAACAAACCTCTCAATATTTCCACTCTCACACTCCCAAGGAAATATTGCACATCAAACACTATAAACTATATCATAAACATTGAACGTGAAATCCCCCGCCAAGACCATACCTCTTTTATTTTTTTAGAAAGGAGATCAACAGCTATGAAATTGATCAACCCTAATTTATTATTTTCTCGCTACGCTAACGGTTTAACAAAATTAGCAAAGAAAGTAGAAGAAGAAAACTTTATTATTCCACAATACAAAGCTGGAGCTAATGGATGTGAGATTACATTCTCTGATGTAATTAAACCTAACCCAGGTCTTGTGGTATTTAAATTTATTGGAAGTAGCTGTGCGGTAGAAATAGCAGTTATTCCAGAATCAGATGATGTTGTATTCAACATCAAATCCAATTCAATTATTACTCATGAATCTTATCATGCATTGAATCTTATTCTAAGCATGATGCTTGATGACTTGGGTATTGAAAGTGAACGTAAATTAAGAACTAGTATTGCAAAAGTACTACGTTCCTCATTTGATCAGTTCACTGTAATTAAATCTTTCAAAAGATTCTCTACAGATCTTACTATTAAACGATTACTATCCATAGCAGACTATCTATCCACTCCAGGCAGTGATGTAGGTAACTTAAAAACCCCTACTGCATGGGTAGATGTAAATGGTAATATTATTAAGATCGGAGCCAAATATAGCACCTATATTACTTACGATGTCAAAGCCGGTATCGTTATCATTAACTCTGCATACAGCTTATCCAATAGCACAGCGATTAATGATGAATTTGATTTGCTTGGTATCGTTAAAAGTATCCCAAAAGGTGGCAAATAATGGATAAAGCTGTAGACCTAATTAAAGTACTTCCAGACGAGGATATTCCTCTCTTGGGAGCTATTACAAACCAATACTTAGAAGAGTCTGATGATATCATCATGATGATGTATAGAACTATACATCCTTTTGTGATTGATATATTTAATACAGTCTACTTCAATAAGCTTCGACTTGAGGTTATAGTAGATGGCGATAATAGAGCCATAGTTATCTTTAATAAAGAAGCTAAGTTTGAAGTTAGATTCATATTTGAATATAAGGCAATAGACTGCGCTATAATTATTCCAACAAAATGCTATAATGAAATGACATTAGATAATCTTAGAGATACGATAAATCTTATAGAGAAACTATTGACAGACTTTTCATTATATTATGAACGATTTGATGACTTCTATATTTACGATTCAGATGAAGGTGATGAGAATCTATTAAATAATTGGGAGGCTCCAAGAATTTTAACTAGATTATGCTCTAATCCAAATACTACTGAATTATTTAGAATAAGTAAAAGTGTATCTACATATATAATTTATGATAAAGATACATACATATCTTGCTTTGGTAGAGAAGTTATAAATGAAGAAGATCCATTATTGCATAATATAATTTATTTCTTAAATTATGTTAAAGGTAATAAACAACTTATAGTCAGAGTAGATACTGACTTTGAATATACATTTGATCTTTTAACAATCATTGCATTGAATAAAGATAACTTTACTCCACTCTCTTATAGAGAGGCTAAGGAATTATATAATGAAGTTGGTAATGAGCTTAAGAATATTACATCTTTTGATAGATATAATATAAGTAAACCAACTACTTTAAGTTAGGAGGAATCATGACAGAAGAACAAGCTAAAGCTATGTATCTTGATCTTATGGATAT